AATGTTGTACGAGCCATTTATAGCCTCGCATCTGTGAATTCATTACTTTCAAGTGAGCTAATACTATTTTCTGTTGCATCAATAAATCTTGCTTCTCTTAATCTTTCATCAGCTTGTTCTTGATAATATTTTGCAAGCGTTGCATTGTTGGTAATACCGTAAGCAATATCGGCTGCAAGCTGCGCAGCAAGAGCTTCTTGTAAATAAGTATCGTACTGATTTGGATCGGTAATTAAAGCAACATAAAGAATATAAACAGTTGCTTCGTCAGTTACTAATTTTCTACCTTCAATATTATATTTAATATCAGCTTCAATGCTATCAAGTGCGCCTGTATGTAATTTTAAAACTCTCAAACAGTCTGAAGGCAAAGTATAAGCATAAGCATATTCAACCACAGGAGCCGTTGTATCTTGTGCAAGCTGAACTCTTTTTAATAAACAGTTCCAAGGATGTGATCTAAATATTCTATTTCTTATTGGCTCATATCTTTGATTACAAATTCTTGCATTCTTACTATCATCGGTAAGAGCTGTTATTGTAGATGCGCCAAGTAAATTTAATGCTGAGTTAACTATTTCTACTACACTTGCCATAATTTTTTTTCCTTACAATAATTTTTAATTGTTGTTCCTGGTCTAGTAATTTTTAAATTAATTCTTTGTGCTGCTCGTTCGCAGTCTTGTAAATTTTTAAATTCTGTTTGATGATTTACATTCAAACATTCTGTTAATAATGGTGAACAGATTACGCTCACCAGCGTATAAAATTGAAACATAATTTTTTGATTGTCGGAGGAGGCAATTTACGCCTCCCCCATTTTGACTATGAATTAGTCAACAACGTATCTAATTGTTAAATAGATCGTTCCAGATGCCGCTCCGCCAGCAAGTGTTGCTGTGATCGGTAATCCGTCTTTGTTTGCATCAACAACTGATCCAGAACCTAGAGCGATTGTCGCTGCTATGTCTGTTCTTGCTGCTGATGAAGTTGAAGTGGCTGCTAAATAATTAGCTGCAGAAGCACTTACTGCTGTTCCTGCTGCGTTAGTATGTGCGCCATATCCAACTGATAATGTAGTCGAAGCTCCTAAAGCATCATTAGCTAAGTAACCGTCAAGAATTCTTGCACCGTTTGGTAGGTTAAAGAACTGAATAACGTCAGCGATTGCAAGTGAGCTTGCTTCGTATTCTGCGAAAGCAATTCTTACTTTACCGCTTTGTTCATTAGTTTTGATGTTTTCTGAAGGAACATTCTGACTCCATTTAGTTTTTTGAACTGAATATACTGTTGCCATATTTTATTCCTCCTATGCTTCGTAACATTCGATTGATACAACTTTAGCTTCTTCCATTCTAGTTGCGCCGATGGATTGACATACATAAACTTGTGTTGAGTAACCACGATCTGATCGCTCATCAATTCTAGTCATAATGTCTTGTCCAACTGCCATAAGAATTGCGTCTTGTGTGTACACAAGTGCTTTTCTTAAACTGCCAGATTTAGAAAGTCTGTTCGACATAATAAAGTTGAAACCCATGAATGTATTTAATTCACCATTCACAAGAGCTTTAACTGTATTGTAGTCAGAACTTGTAACGTTTGTATCTCCAAGTAAATCGATAACTTGTTGTGGACCAACAATTATATTTCTTGGAATTGAAGGATCTACATCACCACTATCAAGAATTTTTTTTGCATTTCTTAATTTTGTTAATGTTAATCCGCCTGTTGATGCTTCAGTAATTGCATTACCAGCTGTGAAAGAAGTAGATGTGCTACCTGTTTCGCCTGTGAATGCTGTTCCTGTTGCAGCGCTTATAATTACATCGTCTTGCGCTCTGCCTAAAGCATAAGCTGCAGCTAAAGCATAAGATGATGTTGGATCAATTAGAGTTCTTAACTTATCTTGATTGTCGATAAGATCAGCAAACTCATAATCAGCCAAAGATACTCTTCTTCGTGAATGTGGAGTGTCCAGCTGAGGCGTTTCAGCGTGTCGTGTTGTTCTTAACACGGCAGCTACGCTACCAACTTGGTCAAAGAAAGCATTTTTTCCTACAACGCTTTCAACTCTCACAGTACCTCTAAGAAGCGAACCTTTTTGTTGTGACAACATTTGTACATTGTTTGAATACTGCTGTACAAAAGCTGTAGTTATTTGGTTTGACATATTGTCAATCTCCTTATTGTTAGTTTAAGTTTTGATTAGTCGGTTCGATTTTCCAGAAGATCTGGATCTTGCCTGTGTATTTAGCGATTACACTTCATCGTTTATCTTTGAGATCCTTGCGGATTTTCTCAACAGAATTTTTTTTCATTACCCAATCGAAATATGTTTGTGCCACAGGAATTGGATCTAGCTTCACATTTTCAGATGCGAATTCAACAGCTAGACGCAAGCATTCCAGGCGTATTTCGTTTTCGGTTAGAATTTCTTTATCAACCATTTAATAACTGTCTAAGTTTATAAACTTCTTCAACAGCTCTTTTGTGGTTAGGATGACCGCTTGTCCAATATGGAGAACCTTCTTCCATAAGAGCATCTATTTCTCTTTGGATTTCAGTTGCGGTTTGATAGCCAGAACCTTCACCTTTGACAATCTCATCTTCAGATAATTTGTCTGCAAGTTGTGAAAATGCTTTTACTAATAAAACATTATCACCAAGTCTGGAACCATCTTGTAAAATTGTATTATTTAAAAAGTCAGCACCTAAAGTTGAACTTGCAAGTCTTTTAGCTTGGTCAAGTCTTTTATTAAACTCTGGTCCAAATTCTTTTTTTAAACTTAATTCTGCTTCTTGTCTAACAGTTGCAGCTTGTGCTTCTTGTTGCTGTAAAGAATTTTGATTAAGCTCATTATAAAATTTTATTAATCCTTCTGCTTGTTTAGGAAGTAATCCTAATTTATGTGCAGCTTGATTAAATTCCTTTAACTGACTTGGATCAACTTCCTCATCTTTAAAAGAATATTTATATTGATCTGGAGTTTCTGGCGCACCTAATTTTTTAAATACGGCTTGCCAATCTTCATCTGTTGCATATTTATTAGGTACAGGAATTTTATCCATTCCTACTAATTTTTGTGCGTGCAGATAACTTTTTACAAAACTTTCCATATCGTTAAAATTTTGTAATGATTTTTCTTCTTTATAACTTTCAGGAATTAAAGTTTTAAAATCTATTTTATTTTCCTGTTTAGCCTGTGTAGATACAGGTTGCGCTAAAGTTGTTGGCGCTTGTACTGATGAAGCAACATTTTGTTGAACATCAGATTGTCCTGTTGCTACAGGAGCAGTTGTCTGATTTTCCATTTATTTAACTGTTAGTTTGTTTAAGAGCGTTTTTAATAAAGATAAGCACAGAGCGTTGACCTTCTAAGTAGGCTGTTTCGTGACTATCACCTTTTTGATGAGTAGTCGCAAACTCGTGGCATCTTTTTTCGAGATCGCTTAAAACTCGTTTTCCTTCATCGCTACCGAATACAATTTTGTAATCAGCAACAAGTTCGAGAAATTTTTTATTGTGGTTGTTGTTGTGTTCCATTGAGAGCTTTCACCATTGGTGCAGAGTTTCTTGCAATTTCGCTACCAGCGAGTTCTTGTTGCATTTGCATCTGCATTTGTTGTTGTTGTGCTTGTTGCTCTCTTTTTTGTCTTACTTGCGCATCTGATCTAATCATCTTCGCAGGTAATCCTAAAACATTGATAATGGTTTTAACTAGACCGTTTTCATCAATATAATCTGTTACAGGAGATACTTGGCTAATAGAGCCAAATACTTCTAGTCCTCTCATAATCGATTGTAGTTCTTGGGATCTTTGTGCAATCGCCATTGGTGATACATATTCAATATCCACTTCTTGACCTGCAAGCATTTGTGGAGCTTGAACAAATAAATTATTTCTTAACATAATATTAAACACTCGAATAATCATTGGCTGCAATAATTCGTTTTGTAATCTTGATAATGCTGGTCCTAGAATTCTCATTCGTTCTTCATT